TTTATGCCAAAAGTTTTGGACGTACCAAATCCAGCCGACAGTTTTCATAGCGTTAATGACATAACAATTAATCAAAGTTATGATACTCTCACAACCATGTTAAATGGTGGATTTGCAACTCGCATGAAAAATTTGAACATTTTGCGCCGTCAATACAGCGTAAACAATTTCAACATAACAAACAGACCAGAATATCCTACTCTAGGAAAAGGATATCCTGTCAACAATTTTACAAACAGAAAAGGCGATTCTGTCTTTACTTCGTTTGAGGCTTTTGAAAAATATTTCGTCACAACAACAGCGAATGCAGATTATGATGATATTCCGAACTATGCAGAAAAGATAGTTTTCAGAAGTATGGAACATGCATTGTTGCACAACTCACGAATTACTTTAACGATTCCAGGAGACTTCCTCGTTAAAGTTGGTAGCATTATTTCTTTAAACTTGCCTAAATTCTCGCAGTCGACTAAAAGCCAACAAGATCTAGATGAATTTTATTCTGGATCAATGCTCGTTATGGGAGTTTCGCACGTCATAACTCCAACATCTCACACAACGCACCTAGAAGTCGTGAAGGATTCGTTTGCAGAATCCTTGAGCAGTGCTTCTGGAAATAGTGAATTAGAGAAAGCGAAAAATGAATAGAAAAGATTACATGGGTTTAGATGGATTTGTTTGGTGGATCGGTGCAGTTGAAGACCGAAATGATCCCGCCATGCTTGGTCGCGTTAAGGTTCGTGTGTTTGGTTGGCACACAGAGGATCTGCAAGAAATTCCAACTGAAAAATTACCATGGGCGACGATTATGTTGCCTGTTAACAATGATGCTCACTTTGCACCGAAGGAAGGCGAAATTGTTTGCGGGTTTTTCCTAGACGGTGAATATGGTCAACATCCTGTTGTTATGGGTATTTTGCCTGGTGTTAATAATAAAGAAGCAAATTACTCTTTTGGTTTTTCAGATCAACGTCAAGATACTTCAACAATACCAAGAAAAGTTAAATCGCGAAAATATAAAAGCGATGGTACAGGTGTTGAAGTTCAAAACGAAGAACCGAAGAAAAATCCAGAACGACCAGGTGAGCCATCATCAAGTCGCTTCACAAGAAATGAAGATATTACTAAAACATTATTGACTGATCGTAAAAGAAATTTAGTCACAGTACCAATTGCAGGTGGGGGATCTTGGAGAGAACCGCCACCTGCTTATAATGCTTCATATCCGTATAATCACGCTCAGGAAACGGAATCAGGTCACGTATTTGAAGTTGATGATACTCCAGATTGGGAACGCATTCATGTCGCTCATCGCACAGGAACATTTCATGAAATTTATCCATCAGGAACTAAAGTAGAAAAAGTTGTCAAAAACAACTATCAAGTTATCATGGGCGATGATAACATTTATGTCATTGGTCAATGTAACATTACCGTGGATGGCGCTGCAAACATTAAAGTGAAAGGTGACGCTAAAATTGAATCTGATTGTACTATCGACTTGAACGCCAAGAAAGACGTTAAAATCAACGCAATGGGTTCTGTTAAGATAAGCGGTGCGCAAGTTTCCGTTTCTTCTCTTGCTGCAACTCGCATTAATGGTGGATTCTTACTTGACGTTGATGCTCCAGCAGTCATTATTGGTAAGAGTGGTCTTGCCGTTTCAAACGATTTTATCCCATCACCAACAGCAGGTGGTGGTGGAGGTGGAGGAGGAGCTGCGGCGGGTGCCGATGCTGCTGCAGGTGCTGCAGCAGTCGCAACTACAGCTGCTGGAACGGTAGCTGCGAGCGTTTCACAATTAACTGGTGCGTTGGGCGGTTTAACGAACCTAGCGAATATTCCAGGAATGGATATGTTAACTAAATTACCAGGATTGCAAAATCTTGAATCATTGCAAAATAGTCTTGGTAATATTACAGACATCAGTTCCAAACTCGGCGATCTGAATAGCATCACAGAAAAATTTGGCGAGATTTCTAAATTAACGGAAATTACGGATAAGATTAAAGATCAACTTGGTGCTGGTTTTGATCTAGAACAACTTAAAGGGCAGCTTGGTGATATACAAAATGTATCTAAAACTCTCGATGGTGCAACTAAATTTAAAGAAGCCTCTGATCAATTAAAGAAAGTTTCAGACGCAACTAAAGAACTCGGAAACATCAGAAACTTAGACAAGGTATTAGATACTGTAAATAAACTTGCCGAAATACCTGAAGTTGCTGATAAAATACCAAATCTATCGAAATTCAATACAATAGTCGATAATCTTACCGACATTAAGAACAATAGTACCGACATTCAAACTTTAGCTGGTTCTCCTGCTACAAGTAAGGTTTTAGAATTGTCGCAAAAGATTAACGATCTACCTACCGATTTAAGTAAAATTGGTGGATTCAAAGATGGCATTGCAGGTTTAAATGGATTTAGTGATAATCTGAGTGGTTTATCTAATGAAATTTCAAAGGTATCTGATATTGCTAAAGATTTAAAGAACTTCTCTGAGTTCAAGGCTATTGGCGGTGGATTAGCGAATCTTGAAAAAAATATGGGTGAGATTAAATCGTTGTCGACTTCTCTTTCTGGTGCAGCTGCCGATGTTGGTGCAATTAAAGATATAACCAAGGGATTGACTGCAACAGAGGACATAACGAAATTCTCCAATTTCGAAACACAACTCGGTCCTCTTTCTGGTGCATTAAGTGGATTGAAAGACGGTTCTTCATTAGCCGCAGGTGTTTTGAGTGCGGGTCAGAAATGTGGAAATCCTTCCTCTGGATTCATCGAGCCAACCCCAGCAGATCGCGCCGCATTCTTCTTCGATGCTGGCGAAAAGGGTGCTGACGAGTGGATTAAGAAGCAGATTGATAAAGGCGTTTACGACAAATCTGAAATTAAAGACGTAACTACAACCGATGCAAATACAGAACCACCTAAAGCCCCCTCAAGAGGCGTAAATGAGTGTGGTATTGAAAATGATCAGCAAGAATTTGACCCAAATATGATGCTATCCAAGTACTGGAGTTTGGGTAAACTTTCCTCAAACGCAATTGTAGAAAAACAGCCTGTTATTCCGCAACGTGGGCTCACAAAAGCGGAAATCGTCTGCAATCTCAAGTTGCTTGCGATTAATTGCCTAGACCCAATTAAAGAAAAATATTCAAATATGATCGTTACAAACGCTTTCCGCAAGCCGCAAGGTTCTTCGGCTGGACGTTCTCAACACGAGGTTGGACAAGCCGCTGATATGCAGTTCCCAGGATTGAGTAAATCAGAATACTACGATATTGTCCTCTTTATCCGCGATAACGTACCGCATGATCAGTTACTTTTAGAATATAAAACAACAGGATCTGGTTTGCCTTGGATTCATATCTCATATAATAAGTCTGGAAACCGACCAGCAGGCACAACTGTGGTTAAAAATGCAACTTTCAACAACCATAGATTATACAAACAAGGCTACCACCGTTTGGCGTAACCTAATAAATAATTCTATTAACTTTAAGTAGTAAAATGACATCAAACGTATCAAGAACATATGCCGATTTAGATTTAAACTTTGGCGCAAATCCAGTCACTAAAGATGTAAATCGAAAGGTCGGCGATCGCGCGATTGTCACCGCAGTTAAAAATTTGATACTTTTGAACTATTTCGAAAAACCATTTAATCCATCAATTGGATCTAACGTTCGTCGTTTACTTTTTGAACCAATGACGGCAGAAACGGGAATTTTATTACAGAAAGAAATTGAACTCACTATTGCAAATTATGAACCTCGTGTCAAACTTCGTAATGTTTATGTTCAGTCCGATTATGATAATCAGGGCTACAACATCACAATTGAGTTTTTTATCGTAAATCGTTTAGAACCAGTAACAGTAAGCATCTTCCTAGAAAGATTAAGATAGGTTATTTAAAATGGCAGAATCGAAAATTCGAATAACTGAATTAGAATTTCAGAACATTAAAGATAATCTGAAAAATTTCATCAAATCGAAACCAGAATTTACGGATTATGATTTCGAGGGTGCAGGCTTGAATATTCTTATGGATATTCTTGCATACAACACTCACTACATGTCATATTACACAAATATGATTGCGAATGAAATGTTTATGGATACTGCTGATCTTAGATCGTCTGTCGTTTCGCACGCAAAACTTTTAGGATATATGCCAAGATCAAGAGTAGCGCCAATTGCTCGAGTTAATGTTGAGGTCACTCCTGGCGTTGGCGAAAGCAATCAAAATTTGCTTTTGATTCCTCGCTTCACACGCTTCAGAAGCGAAAATATAAATGGAACAAATTTCACATTCGTTTTACTCGAAGATAAAACTTTAGAAAAAACCAATGGTAAGTTTACTTTACCAAATGCCGTAATCAAACAAGGTGTTCCACTCATCTATACTTTTGTGGTAGATGACTTAACAAATCCACAACAAAAATTTAAACTTCCTGATACAGGAATTGATACATCAACGATCGAAGTTACCATTCAAAAGTCTGCAACAAATCTACAAACAGAAAAGTTTGTGTTGGCAGAAGATGCTTCCGTTGTTGAAGCAACTAGCCCAGTATACTATGTTGATGAAGTTGATAATGGGAAATATCAAATATACTTCGGCGATAACGTTCTCGGTAAAAAACTAGAGGATGGTAATCTTGTTGTAATTAGTTATTTGATTACCGATGGTCCTTTATCTAATAAAGCAAATACGTTTTCACTAATTGATAGTTTAGACGGTTTCAGTAACGTTTCTGTCACAACAGCCCAAAGTGCTTCAGCTGGTGCTGATATTGAAACAATTGACAGTATTCGTTTTAGCGCACCTAAAGCATATTTGTCACAAAATCGTGCAGTAACTAAAAACGACTACATCGCATTAATTAATAAAAAGTATCCATATTTCGATTCAGTAACAGTTTGGGGCGGCGAAGAATTGGTACCACCACAATATGGTAGAGTATTCATTTCCGCCAAACCAAGAGATGGATTTGAAATCACAGAAGTGGAAAAGAATTTCCTTAAAGAAGAAATTCTCAAACCAATCAGTATCTTGACTGTTACGCCAGAATTTATCGATGCAGATTATAACTATTTGAACTTTGGTGTTCGTGCAACTTATGATCCATTGAGAACAAACAAAACACCTCCTCAGATTGAAAGTGCGATAAAAGTTGCGATTACAACCTTTGTAAATCAAGAATTGAATAAGTTCAATTCAACATTTAGAGCATCTCGTTTAACAAGAAAGATTGACGACTCAGATCCTGCTATCTTGAGTAATGAACTCAATATCTTTATACAAAAGAAATTTAAACCTTTCTTGAATAATAGACGTTCATATACTTTAGATTTTGGTATTCCACTTGCTCGTGGAACAACAGAAAATCGTTTATATTCTTCTCCAGGATTTGAAATTGCCGATACAAGCAATGTGATTCGTACTTGCTTTATTGAAGAAGTACCATTCTCATATTCAGGAATTGATACAGTTGAAATTTTAGATCCAGGTACTGGGTACACTGAAACTCCAACTGTTGAAATTATCGGCGACGGCACTGGCGCGACTGCACAACCAGTTGTCGTAAATGGTAGAATTAGATCAATTAATGTCATCAAACGAGGCTCAGAATATACAACTGCAGTCGCTAGAATTTCTGGTGGTGGTTCAGAGGCTAGAGCCT